ATTTCCTTTATACGCACTTATTTCATGATTTCCATCAACATAAACTTTTATTGTGTCTCCTGTCCATTGACCAACAATGAAATGCCAATTTCCGTCAGCAACATTTGTAGTCCCTAAAGCACTTGTGGTACCAATCGTACTTAAACTTACTTCCATTCTAACTTTACCGGTATCTTGTTGAATAAATAAACTGTAACCATTTAGTGTTGAAGACGAAAACTTATCTACTACCGCACGCCAACTTGAAACATCTGTAAGTTTTACCCATGCTGCTATAGTGATAGCATTCGTAATCTGTAAGCTTGCATCATTGCCACAATCAACATAATCATCCGTACCATCAAAACTCAACCCTCTCAAACTTCTCATTACTTTATCCTCAACCCGTCGCTCTGGCTTTCTTAATAAATACGCCTTCCCATACTTCATCACATCTACATCATATCCACTTGTCCAACTCGCCCCGTACACTGTTCCATGATTATGCAAACCACTCCTATCATAAACCGTTGTGCCACTTCCCTCCTCGAACGGCAACCATAACACCAATCCATCACTCACATGCCCTCTGTTGTACAAAGTTGTAATTTCATCTGAGCTTAAAGCTCTATTGTAGATACGGACTTCGTCGATGATACCATCGAAAACACCACCTGGGTCAATTGATGGATCATTCGAACCAACATACACTGGTGTTAATGCATAAACTGGGTCTGGAACACCTGTTCTTTGCCCTATTAACTCTGAATCTACATAAAGCTTCATTTCCCCGCTTGAGTATGTAGCAGTTATTAGATGCCAATTACCATCCATGTAATTATTATTAGTTGTGACTGAATACGCTGAACTATCAACCATAATCAGAAACGACAAATATGGTGCTGTTGATCTAAAATAAATTCGTATGTAGTTAGAAGTTCCATTCCATTTACTCATTATAATTTGATTCGCAACAACATCTGTTTTAACCCATGCTAACCATGTAAAACTTAATGCATTAAGAGATGATGATGATACAGTCTCAACATAATCATCCGTACCATCAAAACTCAACCCTCTCAAACTTCTCATTACTTTATCCTCAACCCGTCGCTCTGGCTTTCTTAATAAATACGCCTTCCCATACTTCATCACATCTACATCATATCCACTTGTCCAACTCGCCCCGTACACTGTTCCATGATTATGCAAACCACTCCTATCATAAACCGTTGTGCCACTTCCCTCCTCGAACGGCAACCATAACACCAATCCATCACTCACATGCCCTCTGTTGTACAAAGTTGTAATTTCATCTGAGCTTAAAGCTCTATTGTAGATACGGACTTCGTCGATGATACCATCGAAAACACCACCTGGGTCAATTGATGGATCATTCGAACCAACATACACTGGTGTTAATGCATAAACTGGGTCTGGAACACCTGTTCTTTGCCCTATTAACTCTGAATCTACATAAAGCTTCATTTCCCCGCTTGAGTATGTAGCAGTTATTAGATGCCAATTACCATCCATGTAATTATTATTAGTTGTGACTGAATACGCTGAACTATCAACCATAATCAGAAACGACAAATATGGTGCTGTTGATCTAAAATAAATTCGTATGTAGTTAGAAGTTCCATTCCATTTACTCATTATAATTTGATTCGCAACAACATCTGTTTTAACCCATGCTAACCATGTAAAACTTAATGCATTAAGAGATGATGATGATACAGTCTCAACATAATCATCCGTACCATCAAAACTCAATCCATACCTACTCACTAACTTCATCCCACCACCTCGCCATTCTCATTAAAGACGCCATCCCTTGCTCACTTTCCACCACAAACCTTCCATAATACTCTTCCCTTGCAATATTAAATAAATCAACTATCTGCCACATACCAATCACTCACTTACCGCCCAATCTATTCTTTGCGACCAATAACCATTTACCAATTACACCATGCGAACTTCCATCCAACCCGCCAATATACCAAGTCTTTTCGTTTTCATCCTTCACCATTATATTCAGCTCCATTCAATATCAACTCGCAAACATTAATATCGTATCTATCCCATTATCTCTCAACAAACTCGCCGCTATCACATAAAGATTCTTGTAGTATATACTATTCTCCATCCAGTACTCTGCTTTATAATCTCTCTTTTTTCTCAACCGCATACTTCACACACACCCATTACATCACAACTTTCTACTTCATTATATTTATTTTTTCCTCTACCATTATTACCATTCAATAAAACACTGCACATTGCCATTGCATTTCTCACCGCCACTCTCTCCACTTCATTACCAGCTTCTTCATAAAGCTCTTGTAATGTATATATAACCATCTCAATTTTCCTTGTGTCCATCCTCTCACCCCCATTCTTTATTACTAATCATTATTCCTAAAACTTGCCAAAACTCATTCTCTGTATCATAATACGATAACAAATTGCTATACCTTCCCTCGTCCCAAATAACATAATATCTATATCTCATTTACCACACCATCCCCCTCGTTAACCAAAACCTCTTCTCATCATCGCCATACTTTCCATGAAATATCCACTCACCTATGTAATACACGACTCTCATCTCTCTCCCTCCATATCTCTATAATAGACTTTCTAACCATAAATGACTCTGTTATATAACTGTAACTGAAAGGAATAGATGTTCCTCTTGACACTTTCTCATCACCATACCACACTATCTTACATCTCACTCCCATACCACCCAGCACCATGAATCATTTAGCACATCACTATCCTTTGCCATCCCAGTCAACTTATACTTAACCTTCTCATCATCACTCTTTTCCAAAATCTCTAATCGTATTTCATTTATCCACTCACTATCAATCAGCTCTTTTATATTATTTGCCTTCCTAATAAATATCAGCACATCACATGCCTCTCTAATCTCATCTTCACTTGCACTCCCTTCCTTCAATTTCTTCCTGAACTCTATCAACCACTTAAGCACTCGCCTCTTTGTTAAATAAAATTCTAAATCAAGCAACTTCTCCTTTCTCATCCTTTTTATCCATAGCCATTTTGCACTGTTAACTATATCTAACTCCTTCGCTGAACACTCTATATCAAACACAAGCATCCTATCCGCACAATTCATTATATCCTCATAATACAACAGCTCATCCTTCAGCGCGTTTTTCTCTGACATTTCTGTATTATATATTGCAATATACATATTCACCACAGCACTCACAAACTCTTTCTCATCAATCCTTCTCTCTCTCACAGCCATTGCCATATGTTGTAATTTAGTAAACATATCTACATACACTTCCATTTCACTCACCCCTTCCACTTTTTAAGCAATTTCCTTATCGCCGTCTCACTTACTCCATACATCTCACTCACTTCCCTTTGTGTTACTCCTCCCTCAATATACTTTGCTGTTGCCAAAGCCAAACTTGTTATATTAGTATGTTTCATTAATTCCTTGACAATCTGCCTAACACTCTCACTCTCATTCTTCAAATAGTCATCTAATGTGTACCACTTAATCAACCCCTGCCTTTTTAACATTTTCTCTTGTCGTAACAGATATTTTAACTCATATCCCATAATATCACTTATCGCCGTACATACCATCCGCGCTGGTAAAATCACTCCATTCTTATCTAAAATCTCCCTCACCACACAAAGCACTTTACCATACACTCCTAAATTCTTCTTTTTTACCTCACTGTACACTTCCTTCACTTCGCTAACACTAACATCCACCCCAAGCCTTTTCAACACTCTAACAATATCATCCATTTTCATTGTCCTCACCTCTCTCGCTATTAATTAAAAAATAAAATATCCGTGTGCTATCTACTCTCATCCACACCATCTATGATAATATATGCCAACTCCCTATCCACCTTTTCCTCGCCAAACAAAAGTTTCGTAAACTCAAGCTCTCCATTGTTCGCATTCCTCCGTGATATTGCAAATGCTGTATCTCTATCGCTGTCAAACTCAACCTTCTCAATTATGTAGAACTTGTTAGTCGCCCTTGACAAAAATGCCTTCACATACACAGTCCCTCTCCCTCTCGTCTTCACTAACTCATAGTCATCTGCAAGTTCCATGTCGTTGCTATTATATGCATTCTCTATCGCAAACTTCCACAGTCTACCTATTTTCTCACTGTTCTCGTCGTCATACACTAAAACAACTTTATCCACATTCCAAATCTGCGCAAACACATCCTGCCATACATTCCACATATGTTCAAAGATATTTCTCTGCCCATCCCAGCAAATTTTGTTCTGTGCCTCTTCTAAATATTGCTCATTCACTGCATAGTCATTTCCCAAATACACCATCTTCCACTCCGCAAACTCTCCAAACCTATTCACATCCTTCTCATACTCTCCCAAACTCATACAAACTACTTCCATTTCACTCACCTCCTAATAAAATTCTCGCCCATACCTTATCTATATCTCCCCATACATGCTCACAAACTTCAGCTCTTACCAACCACTTCCCTAAATCAAACGCCCAATACCTACATCCCCCATCTGCTAATAATAAAACACCAGCGTCTTCATATCCAAATCTCAAAAATACTAAAGTCTTTTCCTCTTTTCCTATCACTATCGTATCCCACCTTGAATACATTAAATCCTTCTCGCTAACCATTTCCAATAACTCTACCACCTCATCATCCACACTCCCCTTACCCAAAATCCTCTCCCCTAAATCTTTATACACTCTCCTCATACAAAGCTCTTCATTCTTCTCATCACACACTACCACACAATTCAATCCTCTTAACCTTGCACTATCCATTTCCATTAAAATATACTTCACTATACCTATCCCTGACCACACCTTCCTCCATACATCATCTACCTTCTTGCAGTCATAATGATAAATGTTATATCTCCTCTTCTTTTGCCAATGATATCCGACATACACCAATCCACAATCCCTATACTCACCCTCTTCGAACCTTCTTTTATAGCTACTCAAATAATCTGTTAAAATTTGCACATTACCACCTCTCATCTCCTTCAATCTTAATCACTTCAAATCCTTCCCTCCCCCTATGCGTCGTTACCATTATTTTTCTTCCCGCCCCACCTTTCACCATAAATCCTTCATCATCAAACCACTCGCCGTCAGTAAGCACTACCATTAAATCCTGCCTCTTCATCTTGTTCTTGTACTCATCCCATACTGGTTTAAACATCGTCCCTCCACCCTTCTCCCAATTCACTAACACATCACTTTTCTTCTTAATCACTCTATCCTCGCACACACCAACATTCCAAGTTATCACTCTCACCTCTTCGACAAAGTCCATTATCCTCACTATCTCACTAATAAATTGTTCAAACTCCCTTTCACTTATACTCCCACTCACATCCACGAACACCCAAACCCTTGGTTTGCTTATCATCTCCCTCCCTGGAAAATCTCTCATCTTTCTATTCAACTTTCTCCAAGTCCCTATCGCATTCTTTGCTAAATAATTATGTAACATTCTTCTTAATACTGCTCTCCAATCCACCTTGCTCTTGAGTAATTTATCCAATATCATCTTGTCCAAAGCTCCTAAATCCTGTCCCGCTACCTTAGCCGCTAATAAACTTTGCTTCACTAAATCCTTCACATCATCACTTGTCTGTAAATCTTTCTCTCCCTTTTGCACCATTGTCCCATTGTAACTCTTACTACTATCGTCGCCATCTCCATTATCACTACAACCTGAACAATCCATCCCCGCCTCTAACGGCACTGATATAATTTGCACCTTACCCTCATTCACTAACCTATCAGCCAACTCCTCAGCACTACACTTCACTAAATCATCTCTGTTAAAAAACTGCTCTGGCTCAACTTTTGGTCTCAAGCCCAATTGCTTTATATGATAATTGACCTTTAAGTCCATTGCCAACTGTAACACTTTTATCCTTGCCAAATCACTCTCATGTTTTAATCTAAATGGATGTAACAATTTCACATGCCCAATCTCATGTACTAATGTAACCAAACACTGCACATCCTCTTGTCCCATCCACATCTTTCCAAGATAAATACTCCTGCCATCCGTGTACCCAGTCCCTCCAAACCTATCGTCATAGTACACACTAATCCCTTTCAAAATAAAATAATCGATTGGCGACTTGTGCGCCAGCATTGTTCTTATATCATCCAACCTTCTTTGAACTTTTCTTGCCTCTTCACTCACGCCAAACACCTCTTATACAAACTCTTCAGAAACTCTTTGTACTCTTGCCCCTCTTGCTTATACAATCGAACCAATTTTACCTTGTATGCTTTCTTCATGAACATGTTTATCAACACTAAGAACTCTCTATCATTGCTCAGTAAATAATCAAAGAACTTTCTCACATTCTTCAACCCCTCTCCATTATCAATGTCCTCCGCCAATTTACTCGTCACTTGCAAACTCATGAAATACTTCGCATTCGTGTCAAACCTCTCCCATATGGCTGGATTACTCAAAAGCACATTTACATCTGGTAAGTTCATATTAACAAATGCCAAAAAGTGACTTGCTGCTCTCCCTCCAACAGTTCCGTATGCAACTGCCTCAAGCTCACTCCCGCTCAATTCGTGACTCACTTTTGCCAATGCTGTCCATGTCCTCGGTACAGCAAACGCCTCTAAAGTCTCGCCCTCTTCCGGTGGACTATAAAACAACTCTCTGTTCTTTGCTAAAAACGCAATCACTCTTCTATCCCACTTGTCGCCATATGTCTCATCCATATACTCACTCCACATCTCCAAACTTGGCACTTTACATCTCAAAATCCTCACTCGCCCAATTGCTGGTGTTGGTAGTTCAACTGCTAAACTCGAATCCTCTGGTCTATTCCCTGCCGCTATCACAAACACATCCTCATGCATTTTAATAAATCCAACCTTCCTATCCAAAAGCAACTTGTACATCGCACTCTGCACATCCAACCTCTGTACATTTGTAATCTCATCAAGAAATAGTATCCCTGCGCACTTGCTCAACACTTTGCCCCATAGTAGTGGTTTGAATCTAACACTCCCATCATCATCTCTTGGTACTCCAATTAAATCACTTGGCTCAACTTCCGTCAGTCTTAAATCCACAAACACAAAATACTTGTCCGGCTCACTCAGTATTTCATTTGCTATATCATCGTGGTAATCTACAAACTCTTTCCCTATCTCACTTGCCAACTCTCTCGCCACTTGCTTCACTATCTCACTCTTACCTATCCCTGTCCCTCCTAACAATAAAGTTGTCGTTCTATCTCCTAACTCATACAACCTCTTTATAATCCTTCCCGCCTCCTCAATTCTCACTTCCACTCTCTCACCTCCTCTACACATTCATTTAATTTGACCATCTCCTCATTGCCTAACACTCTTGGCACAAAACCAACAATTACCTCATCTCCAAACCTAATTTCCACATCCTTCCAATACATTACCTTCCTCATTTGTCCACAACTCCTACTTCTCTGTCTTCTTAAAAATCCAATCTGACCCATACTTCCTATACATTTTTTCATATGCTTGTAAAAGATTCATCTGTTTTGTTGTTAGTCCTCTCCCACTCCAAATCCGCTCCCTGAAAGAATGAAGTATGTCAAGTCTTCTTCCGAACTTACCACATATATGTGTGTTGTTTATCAAGAACTCGATTCTGTCAAGAACTTCTAAATCCTCTTCTCTTACATCTGGATAATGTTCCTTGAACTCCTTCCAATCTCTCATTTTTCTCGCCTCCTTCATTAATTATTATTTGTCATTTGTTGTATATAAATGTTTTGGTTTACATCTGCTTCTCCATCATCGTCGCTATCTTCTCTATAACCTCTCTCAACTTTCTCAACTCTTCAACTATCCCACTCACATCCACACTTACACTCTCCGCCTTCCTTCCTTTCTTCTCACTCATTCCACATCACCCCCTACACTTAACATTTCTCAATCACCTCTAATAATTCAAATAATTTACTTTGCTCTCCCTTTCTCCTCTCCTCCTCTTCTCGCAACATCCTATACAACTCACTCCATTCTAAATTAGTATAACCAAAGTGGCATTTTCTGTATCCATATCCGTTCTTGTGTACTATCACTATCCGCCTGTGCTTTCTACTTGACCAATTTAAACTCCCTTCTTCTCTGCACCTTGGACATATTATTTTCATTCACTATCACCAACCATTCATTAAAATAAAAAAATCAATTAATTTCTACAACCTCTTTTAACTCCTCCCCACACTCCCCGCAGATTATACAAGGGTGCGTTATACTTCCATCTTCCCAGTCTTCATACTCTCCAATGAATCCGAAAGTTTTTCCGCAACTGACTCTTAGTCTTACCATTCTCTATCACCTCCTATCCCAACAGAACAATACCCTTTCCACCACACGCCGGACAATACTCTGCACTCTCCTTGCTCACAAACTCATTACCACACCACCCACATTCATACGCCCACATCTCCTCGCCACTTACATCACACTTGTGTACTGGAAATTCTTCAATCTCAACCTCGCCATGCTCAAGATAATATGTGCCACTCACATATCCAATTACTCCATCTGAATCTGGCTCAACTACTATTCTCTTCATCACTCACCACCTCTAACACTCAAACCACAACCATACAACATTTCCTTCCTACCATCTCTATATCTTATCTCTACCCACATCATACCTCTCCACCTCCTTTATAAAATAAATTACGAAATGTAAATTCTAACCAACCCTTCCTTCAATCCATTGTAATCAATCCTAAACTCATCGTCTGTATAGAACTCTCCGCTGGTAAGTAAACCTATCTCAAGACCATCTTTGTATATCATTGCTCTGTTAGCATTGTACGCTATCGATATCTCTTGTATCCTACCACCTCTAACCTTCCAAATCCTAACACCCTCACTCCCGACTTCAATTTTCATCACACATTCCTCCATTACAATATATTTGGTATACACACTACACATTGTTCACAATCTCCTTTACACTTCTCAACCACAATACTTTTCAGCCAAACTTCACTTCCATACATTTCCACTACCTCCTTTATAAATCTCGTAAAACTCATATCCGCACTCCGCACATTTATACTTCTCATAAATCCTCTTGCCCTCTACTACATCAACCACTTCAACCGCCCCGTTACATTCCTTACATGTTATCATTTTACTTACCTCCTTACTTTCCTATTACTGGACACTTACCCCTTCTCAAACACGCTGCACAACTTATCTCTACCTTCTCTTTCAACCAAACTTCTAACTTTGGATGCCAAGTATAATCTGGTATAAAACAATTATATACTACCGCACCATCCCCATCCCATCTCACTTTTCTTATCTCCTCCATTTTTGTTCGCCTCCTTACTTTTTCTCTAATATATTGTATGACACTCATGGTATATAAATCTTTTGGTTTTGTACTGCACCATATGTCAAATAGTTCCGTAAACACTCAATACATCCATTACTTTCATCTCACACCACCTTCCAAACCACTCCAATTTCTCTCTGACACTTACTCTCTACTCTTTTAAAAACTCTTGCCATCGCCCGTAACTCTTCACTACTAAAATCATAAACCTTTTTCACTATCAACTTACCGCACCTTCCACATTTAGTAAAAATATAAATAACCTCTTTCATATCCTCACCCACATACACCGCCCACTCTCGTCATACTTAACATTTCTCATCACACTCACCAAATCATTAACCAACTCACTATATCTGTTAAGACAAAAACCTATTAAAGATATAATATCATTACACTCGCCCCACACATCCAACTCCATATACATCATCCACCTCCCTCTCACTTCCACCTCTCTAATACTTTCATCTTCTCTTCAATTCTTTTTCTCTCTTCCTCCAGCTCATAAACTCTCTCTATTAAAAGATAAGTGTTAACCAATTCGCCCACCAACTCCTTGTAACTCTTGACATTCTGAAGTCTCCAAGTCTGCCATCCCATTCCAATAAAATCCCACCACCTCCCCAACATATCAACACATTCTCTATCACTCGCCAACACTACAATCCCAACTCTCATCTCTTCTCACCATTTCATTAGTAAATATTGTCGATGCTTTAATGCCAATACTTCATTTATCGCTTCATATGTCATTTTCCAACGCATTTCATTCGTATCGAATCTCATATAATCCATTACTATTTCCCACACCCAGTTCTCAATCTCTTTTCTAACTTTCTCTTCAACCTCTCTATCCAAACTCAATTGCACAAACATATACATTTCCCTCACCACTTTAAAAGCTCTAATAATTCTCTATAATTCAATTTAATTAAACCTTTTATTCTACTCATACCATTACCATAAAATCTGTAACTACTAAACCTCCCAGTTATCCATACAACGCCATTTATCACTTCATACTCTTCGTACACACCTATCAACATCGTCCACCCTCCATACTATAGCATCCCACTCCCAATTCTCATACCACTTGCCGCCATAACAATGATAAAGAACTTCCTTTGCCCCGACATCCCAAAACTTACCATACACCTTTATTTTCGCAAACATCACTACACCTCCACTTCTTCATCTTTCCAACCTCTCAACCAATCTACAACTTAATTTCGATAAGACCGCTATCATCTCATTACCTTTGTAGAAAATCCACGAATACTCGTCCTCCTTTATCTCATCAAAAAGAACATGTATACCATTCCTTACCAGCACCTTACCATACTCATATTCTCTTATCTCATATCTCTCCTTTCTACTCTGCATTGTATTCACCTCCTTTACTTCAGTACTATTTTTGTCACTCACTGTATTTAATACTTTTTTATTTCTTAACTCTTATAATTATATAGTCTTTTAAACTTAACTAATGTATTTTTAGAGTACCCTCCCACCTATACCTACTCTCTCTATGTTGTGGGTCACTTTAGTCCTCTCACCATTGCCCATCTCCTAACCATTGATAAAATCTCCTCCGCCATGTCCTCATACCTCGTTGCACTACTCCCTACTATCCGCCCACACTCTACACATTCACCATAAACTACTCTTATTATATCCATCCTCTATCACACCCATAACATGCACAATCTTATCAATATCATTTTTATTCACCTTGCATGTAAATTTCGTCTCGTAAGAGATTTGACTCAAACACATATAACTATATACCTCCCCACATCACCTTTGCCCACACGCTATTTAACACACCTATCCTTACACTCCATAACCATTACCCCACTAATTCCATACCAGTCTCGCACCTATCAGATACACTGCACTCATTGCAATCGATAAAAAGACACTTGTCATTATACAACCCATCCCAAACAAAAAATTTAATGCCTAAATAAAACACTTTGTAGACTGCCCTCATATCACTTACCTCCACTTCACATCATCCTCGCCATACTTCTTAATACACTCTCCACACGACAAAGCCACACACTCTCCCACATACCTACAAGTCCATCCACCTAATAAAATTGCATCCTTGTCAGTCAATACCTCGCCGAACACTTCAATCCATTCGCCATCTTCCACTGCCCATATCTCAATATCACTCTTCATAAGCTCTACCTACTCAACTCCCTTCCTATCCAATAAACACCAACCATCAACACTAACAGTCCCAATAGTATCCCACCTATAACTACACCTATCAATCCTCCAACCCATACTGCACTTATCATACCTACTACCTTCACTAATTTCTTTAACCTTCCCATACTCTCACCTCTCTTACCATACACTCTTTACTCTCACCCTTGTCACTGTTAATATATACCTCCCGCCACATTGCCCTACCATCACTCTCAAAATTATGCACTCTCCACGCCATATATTCTCCCACCTCTCCATATGTTAAAATAAAAACATCTCCCGCCATGTCATCATACACCTTCCCGCCATCACATACTCTCATACTACACTTTACTTTCATCACACCCTCTCCCCGTCAACCTTCAACACCTTTCTCTGATGTCCAAGCTTATGCCAAGTACATTTAATACACACTCGCCCATCATAAATCACATATGGTCTAAAAGTCATCCTTCCGCACACTTGACACTTCTCTCCCCACAAGTTCACTGGTCTCCTATACTTCATATACGCATTTGCATTAATGCCCTTACTCGCACACTTATCACATACTCTAATCACTCCACTCAACGGCCACACTTGCTCATATCTCCCACATAACATACACATCCCTTCCATCTTGTAAGTATCTAACTGCCTCTTATACCAATTGTATCCTTTCATCTTCAGTAACTTTTTCCAACTATCCATATCTATTAAATTCGCCATGTCCTATCACCTCTATCAGCACCTCTTCTCATTTCCATAATTTTCTTAACTACCCATAAAAGCCCTGCCACAAACAACCCAAATATCCACCAAGTAATGTAGTACGAGTCAATAACTATCACTTTATCCACCCTCCCATATGCCTATATGATATCCACCTAATTCTTAACTTATCTCTACTTCCTTCTCTATATATTCTTAACTCTGCTCTCATCACTCCCACCTTAATGGTCTAAACATTCCACTCTCCCATTCTCCAAATAAAATTCGCCGCATTGCCTCATTGCCTCTATTTCTCTTCTTGACCTTTGGCTGTAACTTTCTCTTCTCTCTCTCAACATACTCTAAATAACTATTTATCCCTCTCCTCACAATCTCCTCTAATATCTGACTTCTTGATTTCTTCTTCCCAATCTCATGCTCCCATACAAACTCTAATTCAGCTAACAAATCTTCTATATCCTTTCCCAAAGTAAAACTCAACTTCGACTTTCTTGTCATACCCACCACTCCATTCTACTCTACCTCCAATAAACCTTTTGCATACTCCTTCCAATCAGTAACTCCTTCCTCTAATGAGCATGCCCTCCAACAAATCACTCCATTCCTAAACATCTCACTCACATATATCTCATTCTTCATACCCATACAACTCCAAATACTCTATCCATTCCCTCCACCAACTTGCCTCGTCACTCTTAGAATCTATAAAACCAAAAACTTCCCCTACTCGCCCATTATCTGACCATATCCAATACTCTCCCCACATCGCCCATCACCACCATTCCAATCTCCTGACTTCGCTCAATATCTCTGTTACATAAATATTCAACCATATCCCTTCCCAAAACTCACTTCGCCCATCATATCCAATAAATGCTAACCTTGTTACTTCTCTTAGATTCTCATCAAACACTTTCATACCTATTTTCATAACTCTCCCGCCCATTCTACCCATTTTTCTTTACTAAATTTATGCAAATCCCACTCAAACCAAAACCTATCACTATATAAGTCATAAATTCTCTTCATTTTTCACACCTCTATATCCAACACACTTACCACCGCTCCAGTATATTTCTTTGCCCCCCAACATGCCAAACACAATGCATCGACTACATCACTTCCCTCTGCCTTCTTTATCATAACTGTCCCATCACTCCTATAACTCGTTGTATACTTGTCAAACTGCCTCACCATCTTTTCATCATCTAATAAAATCACCTTCCTATCCTCTAACAACTTCTTCATATTGTAATAAAGCTCATATCTCATTTTACTCGAAAATGTTATCCCCTGCACATTATCCAACTTCTCATTTAACAATTGTTTTGCACCAATACCTAACCCAGTCTGGTCTACTATTATCTGCTCTGGCTGCCATTGCGCATTCAAATTCTTTATCCATCCAACTGTCTCTGTTATTGCAAACTTACTCCTATACCAATAATTATGCACCTCCAGCGGCATATTCTCGTCATACTTATGTTTTCCAACCACACACACTACAGTCTCACTTGTCCCTGAAGCCGCTATATCCACTCCAAAGTAATATTCATACTCATCCAATGGCTCTTTCTTTCTACTCAACTTCGCAAGCTCTTTCACTCTCTCCAAATCAAACCACATCTCACTATAATCAATAAATTCTGCGAATATCTCCCGTCTGAAATCCACTTCTGTATGCGTCATCTTATACTCCTCAATAAATCCATCTGGCACAAAAGGACTCTCTATCGTCGGCACTCTATACTTACTCCATTCCTTACTCTCCCATGCTTTATAGAAAAACCCCTCCTTCCCCTTCGGTGTACTCATCAAAATTAACTGCCCATCCTTCACAGCCAACGCTGGAAATATTGCCACATACACTTCATCCGGCACATACGCTGCCTCATCCACTATAACCATGTCGGCAGTGTTTCCACTAACTACTACTTTTCCATTTCTTCTTACCACCACCCATGTCGTTGGCACTTTCACAGAATAAATATAACCATTATACTCTTCTTCTTCTACATCCTTTATCTCAAACATTGCATCCACTCTATACTTTCCTTTTTCATCTATATTTTCATATATCTCGTAACCTTCATCATAACTGACAATATTAGCTCTTCTTCCCAACTTTGCCATCATTTCTTGTATATCATCCATGAGCTGTTTTGAATATGACCTATATCTCATCCTCCCATTTCTGATACTACCATCGCCCATTCCAAACCAATCCAAGAAAATTTGCAGTTGCTTCTTAGTAGCATTTTTTATCTCAAAAGGAACAAATTTCGCTCTCGCCTTGCCAAACTGCTCTAAATACAATGCTAAATCTTTATTATAAAACTGAAACTGTCTGTTCTTCTCATTATAGCTATAATTCATACCAAGTCGGTCTAACAGACCTTTGATTTTTCTCCATTTTTCATAATTCGTCTTCTTACATTGTGATATCGTAATTCTATAATACCTACTTTCACGCCGCCACTTTCCCTTCTTTAATCCATTATACACACTTCCTTCAGCAAGCCATATTCCCATAAATCTTACCCAATCATCTCCATTAACTATCAATTCTCCAAACTTCTTTTCTTTTATCTCCTCTCCTAACCATCTTCTTGCCCCTTTCATCATCCACCCAGAAAAATGCTTACCTTTTTTCTTTATTTCAATTAAATCTCCAGCTCTAATTTCAATAAAATCATTACCAACATCATATCCCATCTCACGCAAAATTCTTTTTCCTGACTTCACCTTAACAAGTAATCTATGCTCCCAACTAACCAATAAATCTATTTGTCTGTTCTTTATTCTTATCATCTTACCTTTTGCTGGCAATTTTACAATTTTCTGTACATCTGTCCATGAAAAACTACCGTCCTTCGCAACTTGCATCACCACACTGCACTCGTCTAAATCCCTAAACCTCTTCCAACCATCTAATGTTAAGATTTCCGTATCTTCCGAATAACAAAATCCCCTGATATATTCACCCGTCTTACCAGCTGGCAAACACCTTATCACACTACCATTCTTAAACCTTATCTCATTAATCGTCAACTTCACTGTCTCGCTCATCAAAATCTCATTCAAATAAATAGTCTCATAAATCTTATCAAATACAATCTTTGCCTGTCGCTCAGTTGGTCCAAGCACTAATATCTCTTGCCTTGGATGACAAAACGCTCTCCATAATGCCTTCAACGACACAATTGTACTCTTACCCACTTGCCTTCCACTATTCAATATAATCCTTTTACTCTCATCTAATAAAATATCCCGCTGGTACTTTGCCAACTCAATACCACACAATAACCTCACAAACTTCTCTGGTTCTTTTCTAAACACTTCTAACACTCTTTCCTTTACACTTTTCTCTTCGCCGCTCACTTCTCCTCACCTAATGCATTCAATAACTCATCCCATTTACTTACTCCTTTTTCAATCACTTTTACATTACCATATCGCTCTGGATACTTTAACTTCAGATACTTCTCAATTAAGTTTGCTATTCCATCTTCCAACTGCGTGACATGTTTATCTAATATTCCTCCTTCCAAATCCTCAAACACTCTTGCTCTTATATATCTTTCTAATCTTTGCTCTATCACATACTTAATTGTGTCTTCTAAAACATTGTCTGTGACTATACTCTCCATCTTTTTCTTTATTAACTTACACTCTGTCGCTTCTTCATCGTAATCCGAACAATTCACTCCAACCGGACATATTTTGCAACAAAAACTCCCTACTCTTTCTGTCATATCTCCCACCTCTTTCCTCTCGTAATACTCTTGTAATTTCTTCCACTCTCGCACCGTTATCTCATTCAAAAATTTACCCTTTCCTTTCTTCACTTCATTTTCATCTAACTCATACTCTCTCGCTAACGCCACCAATTTCGGTATGTTGTCTTTCCAATAAAAGCGCTCAATCTCACCATTCTTGAAATATGAAATATCGCCATATTTACTTCCTATCCATCCAGTACTATCACAACTATACGCCATCGTTGAAATCTTTCTAAAATTTGCCGTATAACCAAACACATGCAACTTAACACCTTCGTTGTAGCTCCTTGCCTTTCTCAAAGTATTAACTATTCTCTGTTCCAACACACTTCTGTCTGCCCCACTCCCTGCAAATCCTCCTAAACACACATAATCATATGTCTCGCAATACTCTTTTAGTATATCATAAGACTCTCCATAATGCCACACCGGCAATGGCGATAAGCCATATTCGTTCTCTAAAATTTTCATATTTTTCTTACTTTCATCCACATCTAACACATCAACATTCGCATAAGCAAAAATATAATCTTCGTTCTCTTTAATCCACTCTCCATACTCTCTTATATAACTTTCTGGCACACTATCAACTTTATGTTTTGTTCTAAAAGTAAACCCACCACTATCTACAAACACTCTCATTCCTTCAAAATCTGCCATGTTAAAATTCTTCTGTTGATTAATATAATAAAACGATACTAATACTGAATATGGCTTGACACTCTTCATTAATTTTACAAATGCCTCCGCCCCAGCCAAAAATATTATCATTCACTCACCTCCAACGCTCTCAATGTCTCCATTATCCTCTTTTCTGAATAATGACTAAAATCTTTCTTTCTCTTTGCTTCTTCATATCTCTTTATTAAATCTCTTGCTACCTCACTCTCTCTGGGATTTACTTTCCAGTACTTTCTCCAATTTAACCCAGCATTTACATACGCCACCCATCTCTTAAAACATGTACTACACTCTCCACATGCCCAGTTCCTCTCGTCATAACAAGTTACTGTTTTATCCAAGACCTTCTGTGCCTTTTCTCTTCCCAATAAATCTACAAACCATTTTGCAATTTCACTCTTACTCATCTCTTTAAAAGGTGTTTCTACAATAATATCTCTATCCATCACATAACTCAATACTCCCGACGCCAATTCAAAAAATGTATGATTCTTGTCCGTCATATACCTATGCATCTCTCCATCCAAAGCACATATCCATACTCTATCAGCAAATACACTCCCCACATATGCCATTAATAGATTCCTGCCTGGTATCACTTGTTTTTCTGGTGTTGGTAAATTCTTTAACTCTTCTCTCAGCAAATTGAACTTAAACTCCAAATAATTCATTTCTCCAATTTCACTTCTAATCATATCTATTGCATTCTTTTCTTTCCACTCATATGGCTGTCCAATATCAACATGTATCATCACTATATCGTCGTTCTTATAGCCACTGTCTAACGCATAATAATATGCTATCGTTGTATCCATTCCTCCGCTCCACATTATTGCCAATTTATATCTTTTATACTTTACCACACTATCCCAAATGCTCATTTCCGCTCATCTCCTCTATCGCCATTAACTTTCTTTTTTCATCAACATAATAATCGAATCTCAACTTCTCCAATACCAAAAAATCGTACTTCACTCCATGTTCTTTCAACCATGCTTCAGTCCAATATCTATCTTCTTCTCTTCTCGCTGTATATATCACTATTATATGCCCCTGGTCAAATAGCTTATTCACTTTTTCTATGTTTTCAATTATTGGCTCTCTTTCCAAAAAATCTTTCACATCCCATCCTCCTTCTTCGCACAAAACCCCATCCAAATCAACCGCAATCACTTTCTTCATGTTATCCTCCCCCTACTATACCCTTTTCTCTCACCTAAAACGAAATCTATCAAATCCCAAGGAAATAGCACCCACACATCTTCACTCTCTCTCATCACAAAATAATCTTCTTTTACATTAACCTCTCTTCTACTCTCATCACTCAAGAAAACAAACACTTTATAATTATAACCTCTCAGTTTACTTGTTACCAATTTCATTGTCTTTCCCGTCGCTATCACATCGTCTACTACCAAGATTTTTTCTTCTCTCTTCGGCTGTGGCAAAAACTCACACTCATTATTTGATATATGACAATATGAAAACCTCTTATCGTATTTAGTCGCCAACATAGACCCCAATATCGCTCCAGCCCTCCCAACTCCTACTATTCTATCAAACTCTTCTACTTTTACCTCTCTCAACATCTCAAATATCTTGTTATAATCTAAATATTCAACTCTCATCAATCACTCACCTTCAATAATGCCAAAACCTCCTCTTTTGGAATATATCCTCTTATCGCACTCGTCACAATCACTCCTTTATTTCTTACGCCCCTCATTTTCATACATAAATGCTCTGCTTCTACTATTACCATCACCCCTTGTACACTTGGTACTTTCTCAAATAAATAATCCGCTATCTCATGTGTTAATTTCTCCTGTAATTGTGGCCTACTCGCAAATTTCTTCACTATCCTCACTAATTTACTCAATCCAAGCACATAACCATCCGGCAAGTACGCTATATGCACTTTCCCATAAAACGGTAGTAGATGATGACTACAAAAACTAAAGAACTCGATGTCCTTCTCAATCACTAAATCATTATACCCATCATATTCAAAAATTCCTCTATCCAGTTCCCACTCTCTCCACTTCTTGAACTCATCCATCATTCTCTTAATTCTCTTTGGCGTATTTTTCTTACTCTCGTCGTCAAATAAGTCCTTGTCAAAATAAATCCCTATAGTTTCCACATATTCACCTCCGCACTTGCCTTTCTACTCTCCCAACACTTCACATTCACACTTTTCACATTCTTAAATCTTTCAATTATCTCCCTCGCAATTGCCTCAGACAAAACCTCTACTGTTGGCATTTCAAAGAAATCGTTCAAATTCTTGTGGTCATACTTCATCACTATCTCATCCAATCTATGAAAATCAACTATCATTCCATTCTCGTTCAACTCTCCACACAACTGCACTTCTATCTTCACATTGTGTCCATGTAAATTTCTACACCTACTCTCATACGGCAAATTTAACTGGTGCGCTACAGCTATCTCATATTCTTTTGATATTGTTCTCACTACACTAATATTCTCTCCTCCCATTACCATCACCCCACATATCTCAAATCCTCTTTCTTATCCTCTCTCGCACACATACTTATTGCCATTTTTCTTAAATTAATAAAATCCTCCCAACTTTTCAGTCCCCATTTTATCAAAACCAAACCAAGAAATACAGCGTCTTCAATCTCTAACTCAATTCTTCTGTTTCCTACACTAAACTCAACCTTCTCTGATTCCATTATATCTTTATCTATATCCACTCCAATCTCTTTCTTCATCACTACCATTAAATCACTCTTAGCCTTCTTATTTTTCTTATAGTAAATTATGTCGCCTTTCTCTTCCATTCAATCACCCCACTTCTTTACCCATTCCTCGTCATACAACGCTCTCCATTTATAGTCAAAACAACCCACTTTATATGGTTCTGTCATTTTCAAAAATTCATACACCTGCCTCTGTCTGTTCAAATGCATCACTAAACCACTCGAGGTACTATGATATATTCTAAAATCGAAATCAAATTCTTCTTCTAACCTCTTTTTTAGAAAACTAATATCTTCTCTGATAAAACCGTTCGTAGACATTCCAATAGTATAATAATTACTAAATTGGTTTAGATACCCATCACCCATGTACCAATTAGCTAAACTCATTGGTGTTAATCTTACATCTCTTGGAACTATCTTCTTACCATTAGAATACCATCTCTTATACTCCATACTCAATATTTTTTTATTCCCCACTGTCCATCTCACAGACGGTCTAAATTTTGCAATTTTATTCTTTATTTTATTTTTTTGAGAAGCACTCTTATTTATATGTCCATGCCCAAGAAATCCTAACTTTTTCTTAATATAATTCAACCACTCTATAGACTTTTCCGTCAAACCTATACCAAAAACATAAGTCGTTGAATTTAAATACAAATACCCATCACTCAACATCACTCCATCAAATACCTCCCACGCCTCATCACTCACATTCAAACTTCCACCATTTCCATTCCACTCAAACCTCTTATCCAATAAAGTACATTGCATCATACACCCCTCCTATTACCAAATAACCTTATATGCAACCTATCACTATAATTAAATCCATTCTCAATTGCACTCTCCCAGCACTTCACTGCCCATTTATTCACTTCATTTGCACTTGCTCCGTATGGCATTAACCATACTTTCTCTCTCGGTAATTTATATTTTTCTATTATCTCATTTACTTCTTTCACACTCCATGTCCATTTCTGTTCACCAATCACAAACTTGTAATCCACCACCTCCTTCTTGTCTGTCCAAAAACTCCAATCCACATCCGCGCCTTTCTTTGGACTAACCACAAACCTCACACCCCATTTACATCGCAATGGTAAAACTGTTCCATTCGTCTCCACTACACACTTATCACCTAACATAAACAATAATTCTCTCAACCCATTCCAATACTGCATTAAAGGCTCTCCGCCAGTAATCACAACTAAATTCTCATCCTTTACCTCTTCGTATATACTATTCACATCTACTCTGTAATAATTACCATCCCATGTAAATGAACTATCACATCCCTTGCATCTCAAATTACAACCATACAACCTCACCATCTTACACTTCCTTCCCATATACCTTCCCTCGCCAGCAATTGCATCATATACTTCAACTACTTTCAACATCTTCCCTACAATCATACTCTAACACCTCTCTCATCTTTTTATCATCATACTCAGTAAAAATTCTACTCAAATTTCCATACCGCTCAAACAATTTCTTCGCTGTCTTAAATCCAATCCCATCAAATGCCATCAACACATCATAACACACTTCCTTTGTTGTCCTATTCTTCTTCTTTGTTATTGCTGGCTTTTCCCATTCTTTCTCTTCCCCCACTCTCTCATTTAGTCGTTTAATAAACATCTCTGCCTCGTTGTCATTCAATGCATAATAAACATGTATCCCCATCCTCATAATTGCAATCTTAATACCTACCCACTGTGGCATCGTCAACCTTCTATACTTACTCTTAAATTGCCTATACAAATTACCATGCACCAACACAATTGGCACATAACCTTGCTCTTTAAACTCTTTCAACCTCTCTAACTGTTTCCAAAACCTACCACCCTCAAAAATACTATTTAATAAATCTTTTAGTGTCTTCCTCTCTATCACAAACCGTCCAAACTTACCAGTCACAATAAAATCAGCCTGTATATTCTTAACCACATCGCCTATCTCTCGCCACTTCTCCGGCTCTCTTGAATCTACTATTATCATACTATCATCCCCACACATCACAATCCTCTTTCCAACTACAATAATTACATATCCATCCTTTCACTCCCGCTGGCGGCACTCCCACTTCAATCGCAAACATTATCCTATCCCTTTTCCTCTCCATCTCTTTCCATATCTCACTCTTACTTCTCTCAATTGTAAAAATAAATGGTCTAACTTTTCTATTTGCCACATCAATATACACTACCCCGCCATACTTTATATCCTCATTGAACTGCTTCCAATACATTGCACTATAATACTCTACCTGCCTCACATGATGTTCATATGGTCTTTTTGGTATAAACCTTGCTGTCTTCTTGTCAATAAGTATCTTCTCTCCATTAATCACTATCACATCATCAAACTTGCCCACTATCCCTTCAACTATAAGCTCTTCTTCATGCTCTTCGCCCAACGCTAACTCATGTAATGCCTTCCCCACCCAAAAAGTCACCTTAGTCTCTTCACTTAAACTATTATCATGTCCATTCATTAAATTAAAATATGCTCTCCTCGCACAATCATAGACCAAGTCACTCACATGCAATCCCTCCCTATCTTCCGAAAGATACTCATCTACCTTTCTCATCACCACCTCTTTCACTTTACTCTCTAACTCTGACAAACTTTGAACCGTCGCCACTCTCAAACACCTCTACATATGGCTCGAATACCTTTATATCAAGTCCTCTACTCTTCACCATCTGCCTAAACACACTCAAAGCCAAATCACCTGTCTCTCTCAATCTATTTAATAAAAGCTCAGCTGACTCTGGTAGTCTCTCAACCTTCTGCCATTCACTAACTTTTAATTCTTTCCGCCCTTTATAACCACTTACAACCTTGCCCTTGACAACTATCTCGTCGCCAATCTTAATATCCATTAAGTCATTCTTTGTCTTTGGTAAATCCTCGACATATATCACATCTTCCTCGTCGCCAAGCAAAAATCCTCTATTTATCAATTCCACTTTTCCCTCTCCACAATCACACGCCTTTCTCCAACACCTTGGACAACCTTGTCTCTTTCTATCTCTTATATCTGCCACTATTCCTTGCAATTCTACGAACTCTCCTACTTCCACTTCGCCAATCTTCTTTTTCTCGAAACTATTAAATTCACTACCGCCTCTTGCCCTATGCTCCCTTTCCCAAAATATCCTTGCCAACTTAACATTATTCCAATACCTTGCATTACTCTCCTGTGGAAATTTCTCTCTAAACCACTTCAACACTTCCTCATCACTTGGTACTTGCATTAAACCACCTCCCACTTACCATTAACCATTTTCTCATACACTCTCTTAACCTCATCTGCACTTAATACTCTACACAACTCACCCACTATCCCTGCATACTCATCCTCTCCATATCGATAAAATAAAATAAGTCGCAAAGCATCTCTCAAACTCATCCTAACTCTCACCTGTCCATCTAACACAATTCTCTCCATCATACCATCTTCTGTAATTTCATTGCCAACCACGCAATCTCTTTCTCATCTAACTTCATACTTATTTTCTCACTCTCAAGCTGACTTCCCTTTATCCCTTTCTGCATTGATATAAACGCTCCGCCTTCCGTCTTATCCACTCTCAATGTTCTCCACTCTTTTGTCTTCTCCGAAAACCTAAATATCTTTATCTCCTCACTCATTTTTACTCACCTCCATTTCTTCTCCTTTCTCTTCTCTCTCCTCTCATCCTCTTTCGTCTTCTTATCCTTAACCCACCAACCTCCTAACACTGGCTTCCTTACCCAATCTCTACTCTCTCTCCACCACCTCCCGCACTTACATAAATATGGAAGACTCTCGCCTATTTCCATTCCGCACTTGCACTCCCATTTACTCATCTACTATCTCCTCCAATAGTTTAATTAAAAATTCTCTGAAATCTATCCATATCCTATGCCCATCCACACTCAAAACAATTTCGTCGCCATCCATCTCAATCTCTAATATCTCCCTCTCTAACTCCTCACTTCCCTTATCTCCAAAACTACATACCATATCCTTCATACTCTCACCTCCGTACGAAATACACACAATTACTCCACCACTGAGCACTTGGAATCAACTCACATCCTCCTCGCTGTAGTCCTTTCCACCTCTTACAATTAGCACACATAGTCTTTATACCTAATAAGTTTCTTATCGCAATCTCTACCATCCACACATACCAAGCAATAGTTCTCATACTACCACCTCACTAACATAATTTCACCTGCCTATACACACCATTACCAGTAATAACACCATCCACACCTATACTCTCAAAAATTCTACTTGCCACTGCAACCACCTGCCCTTTCCAGTAATAGTCGTAATCTATCCTATACCTCTTCAAATCACTCTCATTAACCACTGGCTCTACATCTCCATTTGCATACACAAACCTCACCTTCCCGTCAATAAAAGCATCTCTCGCCTTCGCCAAAGCTCTCAAATGTGGCAAGTTCAAATTCTTATACTCATCTTTTTTCTTAAATCCTTTCACTATCACCAACTTACTATCATACTTTCCATTATATAAATCTTTCCTAACATTAGACAAATACTTTAACAATTCACTATCACTCGCTTCATTAAAAATCATATTTATCAAATCCCTCTGCACATCCTTAGCCAATCTACACCAATCACCGCGCCTAACCTCAACACCTCTTATTATCTCTCTACCATCAATAGTCCTTCCCCAATATCTCTTCTTAGCCGCACTATCACCACTCTTAAAGAAAATCATCTTTTCAATCACCTCCTCAACCTTTACTTTGTATGGCTTAATATAACTATTCAATAACTTTGCCAAACTCTCCGCAACCACCTCATTAACACTCTCACCCACACTTACCATCATACCATCCGTATCAAGATACACAACCTCAAAACCATTTTCCTGTAAAAACTTATCTGCTTTCTGTATTATCTCCCTTCCTTTTAAAGTAACCCTCTCTGCCTTATCAAAATCACACCACCTAAAGTACGAATTCCCAAGACTTCCATAGAATGAGTTTATGACTGGTTTTAACATCTCTTGCATTGTCTTTTCTTTCTTATCTCCTGTCTCTTTCCACTTTCTTCTATGTCTCTCCCTCTGCTCCATTAGCTTCTTCACTATGTGTGGATACACTTCACCATTAAAACCATCTATATCTATATTCTCATTGACAATTATGTTCGGATACAGCGCAACAAAATCTAAATACACTATATTATCAACAACTCCAAATCTCCTTGCATCTACAAACGCACCGATATAATCTCTTTTCTCTACAACTTTCACATTCGGCGCAACATATCCTAACTCTCTCAACCTCCTTAACACTAAAGTATCAGCCAACTGAATCGGTGTACACATCTCTAACAATAAGTTACAATAATTTGCCAACTCCAATCTCACCTCACTAAATCCATACCTCTCATCAATCTCCCTTACCAACTCAACATCTCTCATATTATACTTAAACAGTTCATCCTTACTCATCTCACTCACTTTCTTTTTAATACTTACCTTTCCTCCTATTCCCTCATGCTTAGCCACTTCATCCAAACTATATGACTCTAATCCCTTAATCGCAAACCTGTACCTATTCAAAATATCAATTTTCTCAGTAAATGCTAACCGCCCATAACTCACACCCAAATACTCACATCTCTTTAATAAATGATAGTAGTCAAATTCAACATTCCATCCCGCCAACACACCAATCCTCTCTTTCTCCAATAAATCAATAAAATCTCTTAACATTTCTTGCTCAGTATCATAATCCCCTCGCCATAACCAATTATCATCTAAACCAATACACAAAATCTCATACTTACCATGTTCGTTCGGCACTCCCTTACTATCATCGACTTCAATATCAATATAACTAACTCCATCATACTTTACTTTTAACACTTTATCTATTAAAAGCCGTCTAATAAACTTCAAATCACACTCATATGTCACATATCCTCTTTTCTCCAAATCATCTCTTAAATACGCTACTTGCGCTGGTTTCTCAGTCTCGAACCTTATAACTCTTTGACCAGTTATACTCTTCAAATCACTATCCTCGACACTCACAACATACTTTAATCTATCTATGTCTTTTCTCGCCCCTAAATTCACAAATCCGTATGGTAATACTTTACATGATATCTCTTTATATCTACCATCAAACACACCAATTATCCTTAGTCCATCTTCATCAACCTTGTACGACGCTCTTCCAGATATCATCTTATCACTCTCTTCGATTTTAAAGTGTAAATCATTCCTCTTATTCCATACATATCCATCCACCAATGCTCAAACAATTCTCCATACATTCTCCCATCACCCAACACATACCAGACATCATATATCTCTTTCATACCTTCCCACCAGCACATTAAGCGTTACTAACATCCTTTTCACTATATCCAATGTCTCTCCTCTCACTCTCCTCTTGTATAACTTATTCCTACTCAGATACCATGCTTCTATATTATGCTTCATAGAAATCCCTCCCTCTCTTCAACATATATTTTTAAAAAATTCATTTAAAAAATTCACCTCATGCCCCTTCACCACTCCATCTCATGCCCCTTCAACTCCTTTTATCCATTCTGTAACTTCGTTGAAATCCCAATTCACGAACCAGACCAGACATCCATTTTCTCCAACCACAATCCTAATTATTTCCAACACAGCACTCACACCCATAAATTCACACTTGGATAAAACGGACACTTTTCCATGCAAATCCCTTTCTCCATTGCCGTCTTGCACTTGAACGCTTTTATGTTCTTGCTCAGAATATACTTTAACTGATAGTCAGTCCTGTCTTCTCTAAAATCACTTGCCATCCTAAACACATCCTTCACATCTTCATAATCCCATACTCTCAATAAAAACGCCGCTATGTGCAATCTGTAATCATGCTCTAACTCTCCCGTCCTTGCAAGTATCTCCACACCCTCTTGAACACACCTTGGCATTGAACTCATATCCTTTATATTCTCAAATAACCTCTCACTTTCACTCTCACTCCTTTCCATCGTCACACTATCATATTCTTTCAACTCTTTCCCTAACTCCTTACTCACCTTACCTTTCTCTATTAATATCACCTCTCGACCAACATATCCATTAACCGTACCTGGTATCCTTCCCAACTGCCTCATATTACCAATCCTATCCACATATCCCTTTAATCCCATATCACACACCCACTTCCTCACCACCTCATTATAACTCTCCAACCTTGTCAACTCTATCAAAAGGTAAACATGATACCCTCGTCCAGTAAAATAGACTCTTGGCTCATACTCATGTAATAAATCTAAAACTCTTTCAAGTTTGTTATTCAAATCACCTCGCCCTTCATGGTCATCAATATCCAACCATACCACATCAAACATTCTCCTCACAACCTGCCAATTCGCAAATATACTTGCATAACAATCAATGCCTTTCTGAAACTCAATATAATCATATAAATCTATCATATCATTCGCCACCCTTCTCAACTTACCAATCTCTCTTGGAAACGGATTATCTACTCTCATCCATTTCAATATTTCCTTGATGTTCATTTCTTTCCCCTCACCCAATTGAAAAACCAATTGTACCATAAATTCATATCCGCATTCACCAGCAAGTCCAAACCCAACTTGCTCACAGTATAAGTGAAAATCTCGTACTTCATTCGTCCTTCACCATCGCCACTAATTTAAACTCAGCCCCTTTACCATCACTCCTATTTGCCATATCCAATACATCCAAAATCTTTTTATCTCCCCAAACTTCCAGTTCTATAGTGAAATCTTCCATTTTATATCCGCCATAACTATTAGTATTAAAGCCAATTTTACTATGCACTGTCATCTTTCTTATCCTTATTGGCACTTCGATGTATGAATTAACTATCTTCATCATAACCACCTATGATTGCTCTCGCTAAAACATCACCATGCACCCAATACATCCACTTTGTCCAAAGCTCTTTGTCATACCTGAACAGTCTAACCATCGCTTCCTCTTCCGTCATCACAAATACATATGACCTCTTTTTCATTTTTACTTCACCATTACCATTATATTTTTAATTTCATTAAAGTATCTATTTCACTATCATTCAATTTTGGCATTATCAAAGTCAATTCAGAATATAGCTCTGGCTCTGAACACAATGATGTAAAAAACAAAACTCTATACTCACTACCATCATCTACTACTCTCCACATATATCTGCCAATTGGAAGTTTCCGTGTATTATAATATTCCTCTCTCGCCCTTCTGTTTAAAAAACTATGTCTATCTCTGTAAAAATCACGAACCTCTCTTAAGATTTGATTAATGTATTTTCCAGCATCTTTGTAATTATAATTTCCTGCCACTATCAACAAATTCACCACCCTATACACCATATAATCAACAATACCACTCCTTTTATCGAATCCAAGCCTTTCTAATTTATCTACTACAACTTCTTCCACAGCCTTTACAAAATCACTCATAGCAATTCACCCTAACTTCTTCTGCTCTGTTTGCGTAAACACTCTATCAATAATTTTCTCATCTGTCACATCTTCATATCCGAAATCCGTTATCTTCGCCACCGTCGCCTTGCTCCATGCCTTTATGTCCTCTGCCCTCACAAGCCAAAACCTCCTATAATCACTAAACTCTTTACTCGCCCTTCTGTCAATAAAAACTATCCGCTTGCTGTAATACTGCACTGCACTTCCACCCCTCATCTGCACCTCACTTTCATACGGATTCGTTGGGTCATGGCTCGCATGATTAACCACTATAACAGCTATCCCAAACACCTCCTGTAACTTCGCCAATGTCCTTAAAATATACCCAGCGCAATCACTCTTAGCTGGAAAGCTCTGTCTATCCGTTGTAAACACTCTCAGCGGACTACTCAGACTATCCAATATCAATACATCAATCTTTGCACTCGCAATATCTTTCATTATCTGCACATCCTCATCCCTTAGCGTCTCTAACACCTTAAACTCTAACTTACCTTTCTCCTCTTTCTTACCACCTCCCGCACTCTTAAACACTACTTGCACTCTAAAACCTAAATACTCCATTAGTGTCTCAATACTCTTCTTACTCACCATATACACTTTACCTTTCTTCTCACCAAACCTCGCCACAAACACATCATGCCATTTTCTAATAAATTGACTCATTCCGCCTTCTGTCTCTAAGTACAGCACATTCAACCCTTGACTTGCAAACCACATTGCCTCTTGATAACATAATAAACTCTTTCCAATTTTTGACATCCCGTAATATGCAAATATCTCATCACTATTGTACGCACTCTCACCAAATAAATCATTCACTGCACTTAAACTACTCTTAAATTCTCTCACACCCTTCCCGTTTACAATTTCCTCAACCTCTATCATCCTCAACTCCTCCACATGCCTACATTTCTTTCTAAACTGAAACCCAACACATGTACAAAAATCCTCTTCCGTAACATGCAATCCACTCCTCCCCACATACAAACCACTCCTTTTTCCATTAATATATCTTAAGTCTATCCACCTCTCGCTCTGCAACCACATACCCTCCTACCTTATTCTCCCATATCAACAACTTCACATTGAATCCTTCATCTCTCAATAAAGCATACGCCCATAATGTCATTGTCGTCGGCCCACTTGCTACCAAATACACATCATTTACATCTGCCTCTGCACTAAACTCTTCAATCTTTTCTCTCATCTCACCATACACACTATTTACCTCTTCCTCATTACTATAATTCGCCACCTCCCTCTTACTCGATAAAAACACCACCTTCGCATTAGGAAACACTCCCAACACACTTTCATAGACCAACTCTTCCTTCTTCCTGCTCGGCACAAACACTACCACTTCCTTAGACTTTCCCTCACTTCCATTCACAAACTTCTCTATATACTCTTCCACACTCCATAAATCAACCATCAGCACTACCACCCCCTATACAATGATTTTAATAAAATCTCAAACTCATCGTAACTCGCATTCCACCCATTCCAACAACTTTCCAACCTATTCTCATTAATTCTAAAAAACTTGAACTCGCCCTTCATCCTTGCCTCACCAACTCCATTATAAACATCACATTCTCATTCAACTCTCTAAATAAATGTATCTTTGTTGTCATCTGTGTATCCGCACTCCATATTCTTCTCGCAATATCCTCATACACATGTGCCAATGTCAAATGTCCATTATCAAAACTATATTCGACTCTCTTAATCACATCTGCTACATACTTCTTCGGCATTAAGCTAAACAATTCCTTTACATCATCCTTCACATCCTTCACCTTAACCTTTCCCATGTCCCTCAACCACGCCTTATACTCCTTACACTCATCTATCACCTCACTCAACATACCCATTAAATTCTCCATCACGCCCTCTGCACTCCTGAAATGCTTTTTCTTCACTTGTTTCAATTCTTTCACATCATTGCTCATTCTCAAAATCAATGGCACTCCATTTGTATAAATCACTGCATCTACAAACAAACCCATCGTCCCATCAATACTGTTTCCAACCAAAACACCAATATCCTCATTCTTCACCAAAACAAAAACCTTATTCCCATTCACATCCACATTATACTCATATCCTCTACTTCTTGCCCATGCCCTCACAATATCTATTACCTCTTCATTAGTAATTAATCTATATTTTCTGCTCACAATCGCCTTCAACTCGCCATTCTTCACAATCGCCTTGTATGGTATACTTTCCCCCTTAAACCTCAACAACTTCTCCTCATATCCATACTTCCTCTTTATGTTCTCCTCTACTCCAAACTCAACTAAGAGCCTTTCCTCCACTTTCTCCACCTCCTTCTCTCTCATTAATATATTGTGTATGGTCATTGTATATATATTTAATGGTATATAAATGTTATGTTATAGCGAAGACCTAACCACATGTATCGCTCTTACCATCTCCTCAAGCTCACCTATCCTCTTATTCAACCAATCCAACATATCTCTAAAACTTATCCCTTCATATCCCTCTGGTAAAGCGAACATCTTCCTCTCATTCACAACCAAATCTCTCACAACCAAAAGCCTTGTCAATTCTTTAATATAATATGGTAAATCATCCCGCCCATATGTATATGTCACTATCACCTCTTCTCCACCATACCAAAACATCAACCTATTCAAATAAATTATGCCTTCTTGATAGTTAATATAATAATCCTTTCCCCTCCCCTCAGTCTTATTACCAATCCACTCCTCATACTCATCGCCATTAAAAATTTTTAAGCTACTAACCGTTTTTACACTACTATGCTGTAAATGAATCGGAATTCCCAATAGCCCAAAGTAATAGCCGCCTTTGAATTTAGTAATATCATGCCTTTCTGTCACTGTCTCTGTCTCACCATTCCAACACATATTACTCAATCTATTAACATAACCCATCTTCTCAGTTATCAGACTTGATAAAAAAGTATCATCATACTTGCTACTATCAACTCCCAGCCAGCTCCGTATCTCACTGGCTGTTATGTAGGCTGTCATATCATCACCAAAAAATTAAAAATTTATGGTTCTAATACGACAACCTTATAAGTGTTATCTGCTGTTGCTGCTGCTGCCAATGTTATTGTAACACTACCATCTGCATTCAATACAACATTATCAATAAATGCATCCTGATTCCCTGCTGGATACACTCCAAGTATCTCTCCACCAACTAAATCACTATCTGCTGCACTTGAACCACTTGTAGCCGAAGCAGAAACAGTCACTGTCACTACCTTATACGCCAACTTAGACTTGCCTATACTTGAATCCTTTACTGATATCTTGTTGCTACTATCCAATGTTACAGTCGTATCATCTAACTCTCTCCCTGCACCACATAACTCTATCACTCTTACCATTCATCTCACCTCAATAAAATAAAATGTTCTTATGGGCTTACCGCCCAGTCTACTTGAGGTCTCTTAAACTACCCTGTGCCTTCAAGAACCTTGCCACAAGCTCTCCAACGAATCTATACACTCCCTTGATTGCAAACTTGCCAACGACGAATGGGTCTCTTGTCTCAAAATACTCTGATGGTCTAAGTACTGAAATAGCCAGTCTTGGTAAACCATATCCCTCTGGGTCTGAAGTATCAAGAGCATACAATCTACTAATAGTATCTTTCGGAGTATCTACTGCCCCTATGAGCGGTATCCCTTCAACAGCACTCACAGTTATACCAACATCATAACCCTTTGCACTCTCAATACCATTTAGACCCATTGTAACCTTGGCGTCCTGCATTGGCAGATACCTTACCATGTTATTATACAGCCCCTGAATCTTTGCAATTGTATCATAACCAGTAAGAAGCACAGTTGTATTTGCACCTGCTTCCTTACAAGTCCTTAGCAAATCTCTTATCAAAGTTGCAGTTATGTCTCTATCAGTACCACTATTATGCAGACATGTACCATCTGCCCATGAGTTTGCAGACCTATCAATTCCGTAGATATCTTCATCTCCTGCTGTATAACCAACTGCTGTTATATATGCACTTGAAGCAGTAACTCTATCAATACTCTCAAGCCTGTTGCTTGCCAATGTATCACAATCCTTAAGCAATTGCTGATTTATTCTCTTTGCAAACTCAACACCACTCTCTGCTCTAAGCTGATTTGCACTACCCCAAATGTCATCCTCTGACACATTTGCCAGTTGCTCAGTTATGTCTGAAACTTCGAAAGTCATTGCTTCAGTCTTTGGAGTAGCATAAACCGTTGTGACTGTCGGATAAACTGCACTTGGAAGTGTACCAGTCTCAGTTATACCAATATCTTCATCACTTGTTGCAAAAGCAGTCTTAACTCTCCATCCACTTCTCACCCAAGTCGTCTTTGGCAGAAGTCCAAATGCATTTGCCTCTTGGTTCAACTGACTCCATACATAAGCACCATACACTTTGTTATACACAGCCGTACCAATACCAGTACTAACAGTTCCTGCCGTCTTCTCAAACTCTATCAAATCTCCCAAATCCAGAAACGGATGTCCCGCATATCCTTTATAGAACGCCTCTATATCCCAAACCGTTAACGGTCTCACATTCATAACACATCACCCTCTCAACCTTTTTGGAAGCTCACCAATTGTCACTCTACCCTTCAGCACTTCTTCAATAAGTTTGTCAACTTCACTTCCGCTCTTTGGAATCTCACTCCCCACCGCTGGCTCTGGTGTCTTGACCTTCTCCACACTCTCTATCTTCTTCTCTGTATCATAACTCTCTGGCTGTAGATGTTCATCTTTATACTCTACTTCATCCGCACCCTCTGCTGGCTTTGGCTCTTCTGGCTTCTTCTTCTCTTCCTCTTTGTTCGCATCCTCTGGCGGCTTAAATACTTCCTTCAAAGTCTCAATCTGCTTCTCCATCGCCTCTTCAATCTTTTTGCCAACAACATCTGCAATCCCTTCATGAACTTCAACTGCACTCTTAACTGCCTGCGCAAGCTCAGAAACCACTTTAGCCAAATCTGTCACTTTCGCCATAACTTCATCTATCTTGTCGTTCACCATAGTCTTCTCTTCTTCCTCTTCCTCTTCCATTTCGTCTGGCTTCTTCTCTTCTTCTTCCTGTTTCTTAATCTCTTTCTTCTTCACCATCGCCACCACCTCACATTATTATTCTATCCTTTCACATATTTATAATTTACCACAACTGTTAACACTTTTGTACTTTTCTATTAGACTACTCCTATATTTATGATTAATTAATTTAAAATCTTGAAATAATTC